GCCCTATGCGCCCGGATGGCCATGACACCTGGCGGACATCTACGCTGGCCACGTGACAGATGTCGGCGCGGCCCGCGTAGAGGTCACCGGGGACGTTCGGAACTTCGCCAAGCAAACCGAGCGCGACCTCAACCGTGCCCTGGACGGGGTGGACCTCGATCCGCTAGAGGTGCCGGTCGACAAGGAGGGCGCCCGTAAGGCGGGCGAGGAGGCGGGCCAGGAGTTCGGGGACGGCGTCTATCGGGGAGCGGACGGCAAGCTCCGGGACGTGTTCACCGGTCGGTTCATCAGCGAGGGCGAGAAGGCGGGCCGAGAGGGCGGAGACCGAGCCGGTAAGGCGTTCGGAGACCAGACGGACAAGTCCCTCAAAAAGGAAAAGAACAAGATTGCGAAAGCGACCCGGACCGCTTTCGTGGACGCAGTCAAGGACCTGGCCAAGCCTCTGGGGAGTGCGCTCTCCAACGTGTTCAGTGTGCTGCCTGGCCTGGTCAATCCGGCGCTGATTGCGACCGGCGCTGTCCTTGGTGTGGGCCTAGCGGCCGTGGTCGGTCCGGCATTCGCGGCGGCGCTCTCCGGCGCCATCATCGCCGGTGGCGGGCTCGGCGTGATCGGCCTCGGGGCGATGCTGCTCAAGGGCAAGCCCGAGCTGGTGAATGCGGCCAAGTCGCTGATGAACTCCGTCAAGAAGGAGTTCACCAAAGCAGCGATGCCGCTGCTCAAGCCCTTGGTGGCCGCCCTCGGATCACTGGGCAAGATTGCCGCCCAGATCACGCCCCAGCTCCACGCGATATTTGCCAACCTGGCTCCGGCCATCCAGCCGTTTGCCATCGGCCTGGGCCAGCTCGTCGCGCACGCGCTCCCAGGGTTCAATGCGCTCACGGCCGCCTCGGCGCCGCTGCTCATCGCTATGGCCAACGTGCTCCCCCAGGTCGGGGACGGGTTCTCGAACTTCTTTGCCTCGATCGCCGGGAGCGGTCCGGCCGCCAGCGCGTTCATGACCGATTTCCTCAAGGGCACGGCCGCCGCCTTCTCGGGCCTGGGCGCCGGAATCGCCTGGCTGACCAACCAATACCCCAAGATCCGGGACACCCTGATTGCTGGCTTTGCCGCGATCGGCAAGGGCGTGGTTACCTTCTGGCGCTCGTTCTCGGGCGACGGTCCGGCCGCCATGCAAATCTTCCGCGACTTCGGCACCGTGGCCGGGGCAGCAATCGGCGCGGTTGGTAAGGCGCTCGGCTGGCTCGTCGGTCAATACCCGGCCGTCCGCAATGCGGCTATCTCGACGTTCAATGCGGTCAAGGCCGCGATCACCGACGCGGTCAGTTGGGTCAAGGCGAACCAGAGCTGGCTCGGTCCGCTCATCAGCGGGATCACTGGGGCGGCCGTTGCATTCGGTGCGCTCAAGACCGCCGTGGCCATCTATACGACGGTGGCCAAGATTGCCACGGCCGTTCAACTCGCCTGGGACGCGGCGATGGCCGCTAACCCGATCGGCCTGATTGTCATCGCCATCGGCGCCCTGGTGGGCGCGCTGATCTGGTTCTTCACCCAGACCAAGATCGGCCGGGAGATTTGGGCGACGACCTGGGCGGCTATCAAGGCGGCGGCCCAGGCCGTTGCCGACTGGTTCATGGGTACGGTGGTCCCGGCGCTGGCCGCCGCCTGGAACGTGATCAAGACCGTTGCCCAGGCCGTGGCCTCCTGGTTCACGGGCACGCTGGTCCCGGCGCTCTCGGCCGCCTGGTCCGCCATCCAGACAGCGGCGGCGGCCGTGGCTGGCTGGTTCATGACGTACGTGGCGCCGGTGTTCTCCGCGCTCGGCGGATTGATCGCCGCTATCTTCGCGCGCATCCAGCAGGCCGCTTCGCTGATGTGGTCTCTCCTCCAGCCGATTTTCACCCTGATGGGTCAGGCGTGGTCCATTCTCTGGAACGTGATCTCCGCGACCTGGAATGCGATTGGCCCCGTGATCTTCGCGGCAATTGCTGGCGCGGTTAACGTCCTCGGTGCCATCTGGTCGGCTGGCTGGAATGTCCTCAAGGCCGTTGTGATGACGGTCTTCAATGTGATCAAGCAAGTTGTCCAGACCGCGCTCCAGGTAATCGCCGGGATCATCCGCGCGGTTACCGCCGTCATTAACGGCAACTGGTCGGCCGCCTGGAATGAGATCAAGGGCGTTGTCTCCACGATCCTGAATGGCGCGCGGGCCGTTGTCTCGGCCGCCATGAATGGCATCCGCTCGATCATCTCGTCCATACTGTCCGGGATCAAGTCCGTGTGGTCGGCTGCCTGGAACTCGCTCAAGGGCGTGGTATCCGCTGCCGTGGGCGGGATCAAGTCGGCGGTCAACTCGATCAAGAACGCGGTCTTGGGCGTGTTCTCGTCGGCGGGCTCCTGGCTCCTTTCGGCCGGGCGCAAGATCATCGACGGCCTGATCTCCGGCATCCAGGCTGGGTTCGGCCGGGTCAAGTCCCTGCTGGGCTCGCTGACCTCCATGCTCCCGGACTGGAAGGGTCCGGCCGAGCTGGACAAGAAGATCCTCCGCCAGTCCGGCCAGCTCGTGATGCGCGGTTTCGAGACGGGCCTGGAGGACCGGTTCAACTCGGTCCGCAAGACGCTGGGCGGATTGACCAGCGATATCCCCAACGTGGTGGCGCGCGGCGGGGACGGTGCCAGCGCGGCCAACCCGAGCGGCCGGAGCACCACCCTTACGATCATGCCGGGTGCCATCGTGATCCAGGGCGGCGGCGCCGGGGCTGGCCAGGAGGCCGCAGAGGCCATCCTGGAGGCCCTGGCCAACGCTCAGGACTGACGGGGAGGGACAGATGGCCACCACTACGGTTCTCCGGCCGAGCGCCACCAGCTCGGGCGTGGGCTGGACCGCCACGCCCTCGGGCACGCTGAACGGCGTCACCAGCGATGACTCAGACGTGACGTATGCGCTCTGGTCCGGGACCGGCTCGGCGCTGATCCTGCCGACCCCGGCCGATGCTCCGCCCGCTGGCGAGCGCCGCCACCAGGTCCGGCTCCGGATGCGGGGGGAGGACGGCAACGCCTGGGGTGCGGTCCGGCTAGCGTCCGGCGCGCTCGTCGCTGGCGCCGCCGCCGCGTTCACTGCCTCCCCGGGGACGGTGAACGGCGCGTGGGGATTCGGCGCGCCGCCGGACGGCTCCACGGTCGTCTCGGCTTACGTCACCGGCCAGTCCTCGGGCGTCAAGATCGAGGAGCTTTACATCGATGTGGACTCTCGGCTGGCGCCGACGTTCACGCCCCAGGTGCTCGACTCCACCGGCACGCCCACGGTCACGATCACGGACACTGCTCAGCCCTCGCTCCTGGCCAGCTCTCCCAACCTGGACGGGCTCTCGGCGCGCCAGTATCGCTACTGGGTGACGCTCGCCGGGGTGATCGTCTGGGACAGCGGCGTGGTCTCTGGCCCGAGCACGACCGTCCAGACCGACGCGCTGGACAACGGCTCGTACGTGGCCCACTTCCAGATTTGGTCCACGCTCGGGCAGAGCACGGCGTACGCCAGCGACGAGGAGACGGTGGCGTTCACGGTCAGCGTGGGCACCGTCCCGGCGCCGGACAACCCGACCGTGACCGGGGTTCCGGGAACGCCGTTCTACGACCTGGAGGTCTGCGCACCGTACGCCGGGGACTTCGATGATGATCAGGCGTGGATCGAGATCCAGCGGGTTGACTGCCCCCAGGGCGGCTACCTCTCGCTCCCGGGCTCGGACGACGCGTACGCCAGCACGCCGGACGCGGGTTCGTACACCAACCTCTCGGTGGAGGTCTACGCCCAGCGGAACGACAACTGGAACATGGTCAACGGCGAGGAGACCCTGGCCAGCCAGTACAACACCGTAGGCGACGAGCGGTCTTGGCGCTTAAGTGTCAACTCTCCGGCGGGTACGCCGTTCCTCGCCTGGAGCCAGGACGGGACCTCTACGCTCCAGTTCGCCACGGCCACCGAGCGGCCCCACGTGGACGGGTTCGGCCGGGCCTGGGTCCGGGTGGACCTGGTCACCGATGACGGCGCCGGGGGCTGGACGGCCACCTGGTACACCAAGGACCAGGACGGTCCCTGGATTCAGCTCGGGGACGTGAACAGCAACTCCGGCGGCGGGACCGAGCCGCTGTTCGACTCCACGGCGGACATCGTGGCGGGCGCCTACATCTCGGGCTCCGGCGCCATCGGTGAGTGGAACGGCCGGATGTACTCGCTGGTGATCAGCGACGGCACCGGGGGGACCGTGCTGGCCTCCCCCGACTTCACCGGCCGCCCGGCCGGAACCTCCGAGTTCACCGACGAGGAGGCCAACGTCTGGACCGTCAACTCTCCGGCCTCGATCACCTCGGACCAGAAGCTCACCACCGTGGCCATCCTCGGCCCGCTGGCCACGGACGAGTGCGCCGATTACACGGACTTCTCGCACCCCCGGACCGGGCTGGGCGCAACGTGCGACCACGGGGCGGCCGAGTGCTGTTCGTACTACCGGGCGCGCACCCTGGGGAGGATTGACGGCCAGCTCCAGATCAGCAACTGGTCCAACACGTTCGACTCGGGCGTCCCGTCCGGGCTGATCGCCATGTGGCCGAGCACGGCCGCCAGCCTGCCGAGCGGCTGGCGCCGGACCACGGCGCTGGACGCCAAGTACCCCAAGGGCGTCGCCACCAGCGCGACCCAGCCCGGCGCGACCGGCGGCGCGGCCACCCACACGCACACCGTGCCGACCCACACCCACGACACTGCCCACACCCACACGACCACCGGCGCCAGCGGCGCGGCCACCGGCACCACCCCGGGCAACGACGGGGCGACCGGCACCACGGCGATTCTGTCGAGCCACACGCACACCGTGCCGACCACCGGTAGCGCCAGCGTGACCGCGAGCGGGACGGCCACCCCGGCCATCGGTACGGACAACAACGACCCGGCCAACCTGGCCGTGATCTTCATGGAGTCGGACGGAACGCCCGAGGGCGTGCCGGGTAGTGCGCTGGCCTTCATGCCGGACGTTGCTCCGACCGGATGGACCGACTACGCCAACGCCACCGGCCGGTTCCTCAAGGGCGCGGCGGCGGCCGGGAACGGCGGCGCGACGGCGGCCAGCACCCTGGACGCACACACGCACTCGGTTGGCGCGCACTCGCACACCGGGCCGACCCACCAGCACTCCAGCACGGCCTCGTCTGTCGTCTCGAACAAGAGCCTGTTTGCCGGGGCGGTCCAAGCTCTATGGACGGGCTCGCACACGCACCCGGTCACAGCGGCCAGCACGGCCGCCGCCAGCCTGGCCACCAACTCGGCCGGAAGCTCGGGCGCCTCGGCGGGCTCGGGCGCCCTGGAGCCACCGTTCCGCAACGTCCGGGTACGCCAGAACGGCAACGGCGTGCCTGACCTCCCCGTGGGGATCATCTGCGCGTGGCGCGGTTCGCTTGGCTCCATCCCGAACTTCTGGCAGCTCTGCGACGGGACCAACGGCACGCTGGACATGACGGCCAAGTACCCCAAGGGCGCCACGTCCTCGATCGGTACGACCGGCGGCACGCTCAGCCCGCACAGCCACACCAGCCCCAGCCACTCGGACCACACGACCTCGGGCCACACGCACACCCAGAGTCTCGGCTCGGCCGCCGCTGTCACGGCCGCCATCAGCAACACCAACGTGGTGACCGTCGCCCTGGGCACGCACACGCACACGTCACCGAGCGCCAACAGCACCACGCCCACGGTCGGCTCGTCCACCTCGGGCACGCTGGCCAACACGACCCAGGAACCGCCGTATGAGGAGGTCGCGTTCGTCCAGCTCATGGAGACCCCGACTCCTCCCCCGGACCCCGAGGAGACGTGCCTGACCTGGGATGAGGATTACCACCTGATCCGGAGCCAGGACGCGAGCGGCCCGCTCTGGGCTCAGGTCGGCGGGCTCATCACCTGGGATCGAGACCGGCCGTTCAGCTCGGCCATCGGCGTGATGGGGAAGAGGTTCATCACCAGCGCGCCGCCCGGTGGCCGGAACTTCCACATGACAGCGGCTGTCAACAGCGAGGCCGAACTGGCCCAGCTCCAGACGGTTCTCAACCGGCCGCTGGTCCTGGTCAGCCCCAGCGACTCGGCAGAGATGTGGGCCGCGCCGGTGGCCTCGTCGGTCAAGGTGGTGAAGATCGGGCGCATCCGCCAGGTCACGGCCGATTTCATCGGCACCGGGCCTCAGCCCGCCCCCCAACTCGCTGATGTGGGAGCATAACAGGCATGGCTGTTACCGATACCCTCCGGCCGACCTCGGTCCGCACGACCGGCGGCGGGACCGTGGTCCCCTCGGGCACGATGGCGGCCGTCACCAGCGATAACTCGGACTCCACGTACATCGATCTTGTGGAGGCCCAGGGGGGCAACAACTGGAACCTCCGGGTGGAGCCGCACACTCCGAGCGCCGGTTACCAGCGCCACCGGATCAGGGGCCGCATCCGGATCATGTGCAACGTCGGCACCGTAGACGAGGACATCGACCTGGGCCGGGGCTCCTCGGACTGGATCGAATACGACACCATCACGGCCACCAGCGCGTTCTCGCTCCAGAACACGGCCTGGTACTCCACGGTTGACTACGGCCTGGCCACCGTCGGAGCGCTCTCCGATCTGAACATCGGCGGCGGCTGGTGGGACGACTCGTCCGGCGGCGCGACCGACCTGCGCACGGCCGAGTGTTACGTGGACATTGACTGTCGGCTGGCCCCTCAGTTCTCACCCCAGGTCCAGGACGCTGCCGGGGCGAACCAGAACGAGGGCACGGTAACCGACACCAACCAGCCCACGCTCTCGATCGGGGCCGTGGACTACGACGGGCTCCCGGCGCTGAGCTGGGCGGTCAGCGTCCACACGGGGAGCACGGTCGGTCCCACGGTGTTCTCGGCCTCGGGTGCGGGCACGGCGCCCGGTTCGGTGCCGGTGACCACGGGCCTGGACGATGGCGCCTACTTCGCCGTGTGGACGCTCAGCTCCACGATCCGAGGCGCCGACGCGTACCCGATCACGCTCTCCCACACGTTCAACGTCCAGAACACGGTCCCCCCGCCCTCTCCCCCGCTGGTCCAGGTTCAGCCCCAGAGCGGCGGCTACCTGGTGACCTGGACCGATCCGGGCGGTCAGCCGTGGGATAACAACTACGTGGTGGCCGAGGTCTGGCGCGATGACTGCTATGGGAGCCAGCGCATCGCCACCGTGCCGGACGGGCTCAACGGCTCGTATCTGGACCTGGCAATTCCGCAGCTCGACCCTCAGCCGATCCTCGGTGTTGACTGTGAAGTGTCAAGCCCAGCGTGTGACATCACGTACCGGGTCCGCTATCTCGGGTACGTCTCGACGTTCGTGGAGCTTCCCGACACGATCCCGGCTGACCTGATCCTGGGCTGGCCGAGCACGGCCGGAACGATCCCGAGCGGCTGGACGCGGGTCACCTCGCTGGACGGTGTGCTCCCGATGGGCGCGACGGCGGCCACGGCGCCGGTGGCGACCGGCGGCGCGAGCACGCACTCTCATACGCTGCCCGGTCACACGCACGCGGTTGCCAGCCACTCGCACTCGCTCGGCGGCTCCACGGGGACCAGCAACTCCAGCACCACCTCGGCCCGGTTCAACGGCGCGAGCAAGCCCCAGGCTGACCAGCCTCACTCGCACACCCGGCCCTCGTCGGTCGGCACGGCTGGCGGGTTCAACACCAGCAGCACGGCGCCCGGCACGGCGGCGGCCAACAACGCTCCGCCGGTCCTGGACGTGATCTGGATCAAGAGCGACGGCGCCCAGGCCAACTACCCGAGCGGGATTCTCGGCTGGGCCACCGAGGCTGTCTCGGGCTGGGTCACGCACGCTGCCTCGCTCGGCCGGTTCCTCCGGGGCGCGGCGGCGGCCGGGAACGGCGGGGGGACCTCCGGCGCCAGCACGCACACGCACTCGGTCAACGCGCACACGCACAACGGCGCGAGCCATGATCACTCGATCGGCGCGACCAGCCAGAGCAACCCGTCCAGCTCGACCGAGGCGGGCACCGGCTCCAGCACGCCCAAGTGGCTCCCCCGGCACACGCACCCGATGGACGTGGGCTCGGCCAGCACCGGCAACACCACCAGCGTGGGCGGCGGCACCACGAGCGCGGTCAACCTGGAGCCACCCAACCGGCGGCTGTCCGTCCTCCAGAACACCGGCGGCGGCACCCAGACCCGGATCATCGGCCTGTTCACCGGTGCTATCTCGGCGCTGGACCCGCTGCTCACCTGGTGCGACGGTAGCGGCGGCACCCCCGACATGCGGACCTGGTTCGCCCGGGAGGCGGGCTCCGACTCGGTCAACTCCACCGGCGGCTCGTCGGCGCACACGCACACGACCCCGACCCACACCCACGACATCGGCAACCACTCACACACGACCAACGTCCTGGCCTCCACGACCACGTCCTACGAGGCGCCCTCGTTCGGTGACCTGGGCGACTCTCCGACCACCAGCCACGATCACTCCTCGGGCAACACGGCCAACGCCAGCCCCGGTGTGTCCAGCGCGGGCTCGGGGACGACCAACAGCGTGAGCCACATTCCGCCGTACAAGGAGGTTCATTTCGTCCGACTGGACGGGACGATCTCGGGCGGACCGCTCCCGGTACCGGAACTCAAGATCAGCGATTTCTCGGTAGCCACCGTGCCGAGCCTGACCTACACGGATGGGCTCGACCGCCTGGCGTCGCTGACCACGATCATGGCGCTGGCCAGTGACCGGGGCTCCTCGTTCCTCAAGCTGGTGGCCGACTCCGTCCCGCTGGACGGCGGGCTCCACACGGTCAGCTCGACCCCGGCCGGGGAGGATCTGAGCCTCACGCTCGCGGCCGTGGGGATCGAGGCCATCGACGCCCTGGAGGCGTTGCTGGCCAATGATGAGCTGTACTGGTCTCCGCTCGGGGGGACCGCTGGCTGGTTCCGGCCGGGCGGCTGGACCGTGACCCGGGGCGCGCCCAACGTCTGGATCGTCGCTGTCCCGCTGGTCCGCCAGGACTGGCCCACCGTTGCCGACCCGGGAGACTTCCTGTGAGCGCGCCGTTTCCTTCCGCCCGCCACCAGGCGGCGCTCGCCACCCCGACGGGCTACCGCCGGTTCATCCGGTTCACGTTCACCCGGGGAGGCGACTCGATCGAGCTGGAGCCGGTCTCGGGCTCGCTCACGTCGGACCAGACCAGGAACGGCCGGTGGGACGGGCGGCTCTCGTTCGTGGGCGACGCTCTCTTGCCCACGGCGCCCTCGGACATCCTGACCCCGTTCGGCACGCGGGTCACGGCCGAGCTGGGGATCGAGCTTCTTGACGGCTCAGTGTCAACGGTGCCCTACGGGACGTACGAGATCACGGCCGCCAGCACCACCACGGCGGCCGACTCCCGGAAGGTGGACATCACCCTGGGCGACGTGTCCGGCTTGGTCGAGCGCTACCGGTTCGAGAGTTCCCTGACCGTGGTCAGCGGGACCGACCTGGGCACCATGATCAACCAGGTGATCACGGACCGGACTGGCACGAGTCCGGCGGTCTCGGCCGTGGGCGCCACGCTCGGCGCCGATCGGGTGCTCGGGCTGGACACCAACACGGCGCCCTGGGCCGAGCTGCTGGACATTCTCTCCGGGTTCAGCCGGACCGCCTGGTATGACCGGGTGGGCCACATCCAGGTGGGCTCGGTCAACGTGGACCCGAACGCGGCCTATCCGCTCTCGTCGCTCGCCACGCTCTCGGCCGACTTCGACACCAAGCCACCCAACGTGGTGGTGGCCCGGGGCGAGCCCCAGGACGGCACGGCGCCGGTCCAGGCGGTCGCCCTGGACACCGATCCCTCTTCCCCGACCTACGCGGGCACCGGGCCGGGAACGAGCCCGTACGGCCGTGTGACGTACTTCTACTCCTCGCCCCTGCTGACCACCGTTCCCCAGGCCCAGAGCGCGGCCAACACGATCCTGGCGGAGAACGTCGGTGCCGGTGCGACCTACACGCTCAACGTGCCGTACGACCCCACGATCTCGGCGGGGGACGTGATCAGCGTCCGGGGCAAGGTGCTGGCGGTCGACTCGATCACACTGGATCTCGCGGGGACCACTCAACTCCAGGTGCGGGAGCTGGCATGACGAACGGCGCGAGTCTTTCCAAGATCAAAAAGAAGCTCCTCCCGGCCACCGATGGCCAGGACGTGGCCCGGCTCCGGACCGCCACCGTGGTCTCGGTCAACGCCAACGGCACGCTGAACCTGACGTTGAACGGGACCACGGTCTCCAGCGTGCCCAGGCTGGCCGGAGCGTTCGCGGTAGCGGGCTCGGTGGTCCAGGTGATCAGCTACCGGGGCTCGCTCCTCGTGCTCGGGGCGGTAGCTCCCGGTCCGGCTGGCGCGATGGTCAAGACCGGTTCGGCCACCGTGGGGCCGCTTGGGATCAATCTGACCAGCTTCACGGCCGTGGTGGCGTTCGGCGTGACGTTCCCGGCTGCACCCAATGTCCACGTCAATCTCAACAGCGGAGCCGGTCCCACGTCGAACTGGCACGCCCGAGCAATCTCGATCTCCACGACCGGATTCACGATCTTCGGATTTGGCCCCAGCACTGGCCCAGCCGGGCCAGGCTTCACGGCCGCCCACCAGTGGACAGCGATTTACGCCCCGTAGGAGGAACCATGCTCACCGGAACCACAGCCCGAATCCACATCGTCTCGCCCAGCCCGAACGACGGGGATCTCTACTTTGACGTGGAGCTTCCGATCGTCGCCAACGCCGGGGCTACCCAGCCCACGGACGCCGAACTGATCGATATCGGTAACCGCCTCCTGGCGAGTGACTACGTTCAGAACCAGGCGTGGGGCGGGACGGCCGCCCTGGACACGATCGACGTTCCATCTGCACGCACCGTCTATCCGTAGGAGAGGCCATGCCGATCGACACCAGCCCCCAGCACGTCCGGGCGGGCGCCTACCAGTTCCAGATTTCTGTCCCGTCCGGCGCGCCCTACTCGATCAGCCTCGCGGTCTACGGGGACGGGAGCGAGACCGACACGGACGAGGTCCTGGCGCCGGTGCTCCAGAGCCTGGTGGACCTGCTCCAGGGGTGGAGCGGCAAGCTCCCGGGCTCCAACGTGGTGGCCCAGGGTCCGCTCTCCTACGTCATCGCGCCCACCGTGCTGGAGGAGACCCCCGATCCGGAGGACCCGCCTCAGGGCTGATCCGGAACGGGGGGACTAGGGGAGCGGGGGGACCACCTACCCTCCACACAATGGCAAAAACGTTCGGTAGTTCAGCGCGGGCGAGCGAGTGCGCGTACACGCGGGGGACAGCCGGACCCGTTCCCCCGGTCCCCTAGTCCCCCCGCTCGGTCGTGGTCGATCGGGTGCCCTCCCTTCTGGTATGTTGAGGACATGACAGCCATGCCGCCAACGTGGACGATTCTGGTCCCGACCCTGGGTGAGCGGCGCGCGCTGTTCGAGCGGCTGATGGCCGGGCTCCTGCCCCAGCTCGACCCGTTCGGCGGCCGGGTGCGCGTGGTCGGCTGGCACAACAACGGGAGCCCCAGCCTCCCCAAGATCCGTCAGACCATGGTCACCAGCACCACGACGGACTACCTCTCGTTCGTGGACGATGACGACCTGGTCAGCCCGTACTACGTGGCCGAGATCGTGGCCGCCCTGGAGACCCGGCCGGACTACGTCGGGTTTCAGGTCCAGTGCTACTCGGACGGCGCGCCCACGGCCGTGGCTCACCACTCGCTGGCGTTCTCGCGCTGGCGCAACCTCCACGGCCGCTACGAGCGGGACATCTCGCACATCAACCCGATCCGGACGGCGCACGCGCGCCGCGCCGACTTCTCCCGGACGCGCTCCGGCGGCGCCGAGGACCGGGCCTGGGCCGGGCAGCTACGGCGCGCCCGGGTGCTGCGATCCGAGGTGGTCATCCCCCGGATCATGTATCACTACCTGTTCTCGACCTCGCGGGAGCCGGGCCTGGGCTCCCGCTGGCAGAGCCCGGACATCAAGCTCATCCGGCCGGGCGAGCGCTCAGCCGTGACGAGCCCGTATTTCACCTGGAGCCCCGATGCGTGAACTGGCTGTCCTCGTCCCGACCCGGGGGCGCCCGGAGAACATCCGCAAGGTCATCTCGGCCTGGGACTTCACCAACGCGTGGGACCACGCGGACCTGATCCTGATCGTGGACGCGGACGACCCGGAGCACGAGGGTTACCGCGCGCTGTTCGAGGAGACCCGGCACCCGGACACCGACGAGGCGCTGTTCTCGATCGTCACCATGGATCACTGGATGCCGATGGTCCACAAGCTCAACCAGGTGGCCGGGGCAACCGCGCTCAGCCGAACCTACTTCGCGCTCGCGTTCGCCGGGGACGATC